CGGATGCGCTGGCACGGGGAAGAGGTCAAGAAAAAGGTGATCGCCGCTGCCTCGAAAGCCCTCCAGGATTCCGCGGAGCATGTGCTGACGGAGTCAAATAAAACTAACCCCTACCGGGAGGGTGTGCTGGAGCGGTCCGGGGCCACGTCCTTTGACCAACAGGGACTCGAGGCGGCGGTTTATTACGACACGCCATACGCAATCAAGGTGCATGAACAGCCGGGGCTGAAGTATTCGGACCCGAAAGCGCGCTGGAAGTGGCTTGAAATGACGGTCAAAGAACAGGCCAACAGGGTCGTGCAGTTTATCGCGGACAGGCTGAGGGAGGCTCACCGATGATTATTTCGGAGATCATGCGATACCTGGACTCCCGGGGCATAGTCACTTATGACGATACCGGGGCTACAGGAAACATCTTCATGGGGCTTCTCCCCCCTGTCCCTGATATAGCCGTCGCAATAACGCCGTCAGGGGGTATCGCTTCATCCATCAAGCACCCGTATGACCAACCCACTTTTCAGGTTCTTGTCCGGGGTGACGAGGATCCCCGGACCGGGTACAACCTTGCCCTGGCGATCTACGATGCCTTGCACGGCTTCGGCTCTGCCCCGTTTATCCCTGGTGGCATGTGGGTGATCAAGTGTGAAGGGATCCAGAGCGATCCTGTCCACATAGGAATGGAGAACAGGAGACACAGGTATGCAATGAACTTCACGGTAGAGGTAGCGCGACCCTCTACCCATAGGGGGTGATAGCACGTGGGACTACAGAAGGTTTTGGCGCGTGATTGGAAGTTCGAGATCAACAAGGGCGGTTGGATTGAAATAAAGGGCGTTACATCTTTTGCCTGGGGCGGGTCAAAGACCGCTGGCGATACGACCGACTTCAACAGTGGTGGCTGGGAACAGCACCTTGTCGCAAGGCGAGGCAGGTCTCTGACCCTTGAGGGGCACTACCTCGAAGTGCCGAAGCAGGACGGGGAACACATCGCAAGGATCAAGGTACTATCCGAGGCGACATCATCAGGCAACATTACCGTCACCCTTAACGAGAGTGGTGTCGAGCCCGTTGTCGTGGGGGTGCTGGAGGACGATACTCCCAGGGACGTGGCCGGCAAGATAGCGACAGCGATCAACGCCGAGACGGACTGGTCGGCGCTCAGCGTTGCTGATGTGGTCACGGTGAAGCACGTTTCAGGGGATCCGTTCACGGTTTCGTTTGATGATACGGGGCTCACGGGAGTCAGCGTTGATTCCGGGGTCTCTGGCGACCGGGACGAGGGCCAGGAAGCAGTAGACGAACTCTGCACCGCCATGGGCGCGGACTCGCTGGGACAGTTCAGGGTCACATCCCCGGCAGGAACGGCCCGGTCGTTTTACGGCTCAGTTGAACCCGCCGATGTAGGCGGTGGCGAGGCTGACACAACCAGTTGGGGCGCGACCATAACGGTCAGCGGCAAGGTCACATAGGAGGTGGAACGATGCCCGTACAGAAAGTTTTAGCACGAGATTGGAAGGTCGAGGTCAAGGACGATTCTTCGACGTGGCAGGAAGTGGGAGGTGTCGTGACCCTGGGGTTCGGGGGCAGTAAGACCGCCGCTGATACGACCGACTTCGACAGCGACGGTTGGGAAGAGCACCTTGTCTCGCGCAGGGGCAGGTCTCTGACCCTTGAGGGACACTACCTTGAGGACCCGGACACAGGCGACAGGGATCCCGGGCAGGAGGCCATAGACGATCTTGCCAACGCCATGGGCGCGGAGGCTGTGGGCGACTTCAAACTTACTTCTCCCGGAGGCAAGGTCATGACGTTTTCAGGGAGCGTAGAACCCGCTGATGTCGGCGGTGGAGATGCGGATGTAACATCATGGGGGGCAACGATCACCGTTGACGGGGAGGTTTCCTGATGAAGTACCGCGATTTTGACGCCTTTTTCGCTGAAGCGGAGGGTGAAGATATAACGTTCAAGGTCCGGGGGCGCGAGTATTCCGTGCCCCCTTCGCCGTCTCTCGCGGCGGTGGTGAAACTGGACAAGATTAGGCGATCAAAGGGGCCTGACAGTGTCCTGTCCGAGGTCGAACTCGGGCAGTTGGGTATTGATGTGCTGGGGCAAGAACAGTTTGACCAGATGATGGATGACGGTGTAACGATCACCGAGTTTGAAACCATCTTTGAATGGGTCTGGGGTCTGTACCGTGGAGTCGAACCAGACGAGGAAGCAGGTGGCCAAAAAAAAGCGCGGAAACGATCGACGTCATCGAAAGGTGGTCGTTGATCGAGGCTGATTTTCAGCGCGAATACAACATCGACCTGGCACGGCAGTTCTATTCCCTCTCCTGGAGGCGGTTCCTTGTCCTGCTGGGGGGGCTGGGGTTGAACTCCACGCTGGTCAATGTCCTGAGTAGGAAACAGAGCAACGAGAACATAATCACAGACCCCGTTGTCGCGGAGCGCGCGGTCAAACGGATATGGGGGGTGTAGCGGATGGCGCTGAAGGTTGGAGAACTCTATAGCGTGTTGAGTCTTGATACCAAAGGCTATATGAAAAACCTCAACTCAGCGAGACTTAGTACCGAGGGCATGAGCAACATGCTCAAGATCGGGCTAGCAGGTGCGGCGGTCGCCGCCGGGTATGCCCTCTACAAGATGGCGCGCTCCGGGCTGGAAAATATGAAGGAACTCGACAACGCCATGAAGATGTTCCAGGTCGAGACGGGGGCAAGCGCCGCCGAGGTCGAAGAGATGCGCGATGTGGTCCAGCGACTCCACAAGACGAACACGGACTCATACGAAGATCTAGGCAACGCCGTGACCAGGCTCCAGCAAAGGCATGGTAAGGCCACGGAAGAGATGACCCAGTCCTTCCTGAACTACTCGAAGGTGCTGGGGATAGACACCGCTGACGCGATCGACGGCGTGACCAACCTTTTGAACGCCTACGGCAAGGAACTGTCCGAATCAGCGGAGATCATGGACAAACTTTACATCGTCACCCAGCGCACGGGTGCGCCTATCAACGAACTACACAAGGCGCTCCAGCGCACCGCCCCGGCTCTCAGGGCTATGGGCATGGAACTTGAGGACGGGATCGCCCTGTTTGGCGCGATGGCAGAGCAGGGAGCGAACATGAGCCAGGCCCAGATGGGGCTGAACGCTTTTCTGAGGTACGGCCAGAACCCCACCAAGAAACAGGCAGAGGCGATGATGGCCCTTGGGGTCGCGATGAAGGAAACCGAGGACGGGTATCGGCTGGCCGGTGACGCTGGAGAGGGTTTCCTGGCGATGATCGAGACGCTTGCGAACAACGCAGACAAGCCTGAGGTCGTTGCCGCCGCGCTGGAGATCCTGGGATCCCGGGCAGGTGGCGACCTGATCAACGCTTTTAAGGGCGGTGAGGGGTCGATCCGCGACCTGATGGCGGCGTTGCAGGAGTCCGAGGGTGTGGTCCAGAAGGCGTCCGATGTGTATGACAAGCAACTCGGGGAGCGGTGGGAACTGATCAGACGGCAGTACCTGGAACCCTTCCTGGAGTGGATGGGTGACAAACTTCTGAGGGTCCTTGAGAATGTGGCGGCCTTTGTTGAGAAGTGGGGTCCCAGGGTGATGAAGGTCTTTGAGATGGTCGGCAGGGCGATCGATGCTATCAATTCCGCGGTAGACCGGCTGGTCGGCGGTTTTCAGGGGCTTTTCGAGGGCGGCAAGAACGCAATCTCTTCATGGGGTGACGGGATCCGCGAAGGCGCGACCAATGCTGTCGATGCCGTCAAAGGCGTTGCACAGCGCGTTGCGCGCTTCCTTAAGGGCGAATCACCACCGCCCGAAGGCCCCCTTAGTGATGTGGATGTCGGGGGCAGGAGGGTCATTGAGGCATGGGCCGACGGCATGCTCATGGCCGAAGGATATCTCCGCGACACCGTAGGACACCTGGGGCAGATCGCGGTATCCGAGATGGAACAGGTCAACGAGCAGGTCACGGAACTACAGGCCGGGTACGAGGACTGGTTCGGCACCCTGGAGAGCGGCTTCATGTCAGCGATCACTGGGGGCCGGGAATTGTCCGATGTGCTCAAGGATATCGCTAAACAACTGGCCAATAAGTGGCTCCAACAGTTGCTCTTTGGTCAGGG